AATGACACCAGAACAAGAAAAACAACGATCAGAATTAGCAAAAAATATTTTAGAAAATCCAGTTTTTGTTGATGCCTGCAATCAAATACAAAATGATTTATATGGTGAGTTTGTAAATTCACCTGCACGAGATTCCGAAGGTAGGGAAAAAATATATCTTATGAACAAGATGTTGAACGTACTCTTAGGGAATATTAAGTCCGTTATGGAAACGGATAAATTAAATAAACAATAAAAATTTAAGGAGTTTTTATGGCAGACAATCCAGAAATGGAATCTGTATCGAAACCAACCAATTCTATACAGGAAACACAACAGGCTTTCGCCAACCTTATTAATACTGCAAGGAGCGAAGAGTCAAAGCCAGAAGTAAAAGAAGCAACTCAAGACAACCTAGAAATAGATAATGAATTGACTGCGGAAGATATTTCTGATGACGAATTAGTAATCAACGAAGAAACCAACGATCAAAAGAACGAGGAACTTTTTGATGTCAAAATAAATGGACATAATCAAAAAGTCAGTCTTGAGGACTTGATGTCTGGTTACTCTAAAGGAGAAAACTATACCAAAAAGTCAATGGAACTTAGTGAAAAACGAAGATCATTAGATACAGAGTATGACACAGTTTCCAAAGACAAAGAAGCAGTAAAAAAAATGCGAGAAGAATACGCAGAAAAACTTAAAGTCGTAGAAAGCAATCTACAAACAGATGATAACATTGATTGGGTACAACTTGCTCAAGATGATCCTTCTGATTATGCAGTTAAGAAAGCCGAATATGATCGGAAAAAAGAATTGCAAAATCAAGTGGCTGTTGAAAGACAGAAACTAAATGAAGTGAAAAAGAAAGAGCAAGAACAAGTCTATAATAATTTTATTCAACAAGAACAAGTAAAGCTTGTTGATAAAATTCCTGCATTTGGTGATGAAAAAAAAGCACCAGTTATAATGGAGGAATTAAGAAGATTTGCGAATGGTCAAGGGTATACAGATCAAGAGATAAATATGATTGTCGATCACCGAGCGGTGATAACATTATATAATGCTTATCGGTATAACAAGGCACTAGAGCGTAAAGGACTTGTTGACAAAAAAGTTAAACCATCAAATCGAGTGTTATCGTCAGATGCGAAGAATAGTATTTCTACAGACGATAAGAGGTTGCGTGTTGATAATCGTATGAAAAAATTACAAAAATCAGGTAGTGTGAAAGACGCACAACAGGTGTTGTCTGCCATGTTATCTAATAATTAATCGGAGATTAATATGGGTCAACCATCGGGGACTTTTGATACTTACGATGCAATTGGTATAAAAGAGGATCTAGCGGACGTAATCTATTAAGTGATAGTAGCTTTACAGTCTTAAAAAGCTGTAAAAGAAAATTCGGTAAACTCGGTGAAACTCCCTAGCGGACAATACCGAGCCAATCTATATAATTAAAGTGATATAGCAGGTGTAACGACTAGGAATTGACGAAAGAATAATATTCCCACGAAAACCGAACTCGAAAGAGATGATATAGTCTGAACTGCATAGCAATATGCAGAAGTAATAATTAAAAAAATTACGATAACATTATTGAACATAAGTCCAACAGAAACACCTTTTATGACAAATGCCGCAAAGGGTACAGCAACTAACACTCTTCACGAGTGGCAAACAGATGGGTTAAGAGCGGCGGCTAATAACCATCAAGTAGAAGGAGACGATTACGCAGGAACAACACAAATTCCAACAGATCGTTTAAATAACAGAACGCAAATTTCAGCAGAAGCAGTTATCATATCTGGTACAGATAGATCAGTTGACAATGCAGGAAGAGGTGACGAACTCGCATATGCTCTCGCTAAAATTGGAAAAAGCATTAAGAGAGATATGGAAGTAGGAATGGTAGGAGTCGAGCAGGCTAAAGTAACAGGCTCTTCTTCTGCGGCACGCAAAAGTGCTTCTGTAGGAACGTGGTATGGAGGTAAAATCGCAGGTACAGGATCTGGCGGTACTAACGCACTAAACTTTTCTACAAACGGATCGCCTTCGGCAAGTCCTGCAGGTACTGGTGCTACTGCAATTGCAGGTGGTACAAATCGTACTTACACAGAAGCACTTCTAAAAGCAGGTTTGAAAAAAGCATACGAACTAGGTGGAACACCAGATACAGTTCTTATGTCACCATCAAATAAAGTATTAGCTTCTGGTTTTAATGGCGTAGCAACACAATACAAAAACGCAGATGACATGACTGTTATCGGTGCTGTTGATGTATATGTTTCTGACTTTGGAGAAGTAAGCTTTATTCCAGACAGACACGCTATGGATACAAGAGTTGACATTTTACAAATGGATACTTGGGAAGTTGCATTCCTTAGACCTTTTGAAACGCAAGACTTAGCAAAAACAGGTGATAGTGATAAAAGATTACTATTAACTGAATGGACTCTAGTTTGTCGTTCACCAAATGCCAATTATGGTATCTTTAACTTAAACAGTTAACATTAATTTATATGGAGGGGGATTTTCCCCCTCCTTAACTTATAAACAGAGGAACAAGAATGTCAGTAGTTTTTAAAGAAGGTGTTAAAAAATATTCTATGCCAAAAACTTTAAAGATGCACAACAGAAGTCAAAACAATATGGATATTTCACGAGGTGGTGGAAAAAAACAAAGTAAGACAACTTCTGGTGGTGATCGTAAAATGAAGATTGGCTATAGACCAGATGGAGATCAAGGTTTAGCGATGCAAGACTCCGTAGATAAAATGATTGCAAAAGCAATTAAGAATGTATGACCAAAAAAATTGACTTTACAGGAAATGAATTTTCTCCTGTCAAAACTAGAATGCACATCGACTCTAGCGAAGGCAAATATCATTTAGAGAATACACAAGATGTATCACGTATTTTAGAACGTAATAAGATTGAGCGAAATGCAGGACTATATAAAGTTAACGGAATGCAAGATGCAAAGATGTATAAGGTTGCATCACTTCCATTAATTACAGTTCAGCAATTAGCAAAAAAAGGGATTATGACAATGAGCGGTCAGTTACGAGATCGTAAAAAGTTTTTTCAATGGTTAAATGATCCAGAAAATGAAAAATTTAAAATTTATCCGAAGAAAGTATAAATGGCACTAGATACCTACAATGAATTGAAACTAGAGATAGCAAGTTTTTTAAATCGTGATGATTTAACAAGTCAACTTGATACCTTTATTGATTTAGCAGAAACACGCCACGCCAGAGATTTGCGTATTCGTGAAATGGAAGCTGTTGATACATCAATTACAACTGTTGCAGGTACACAAGCATATGATTTGCCAGATGGATATTTAGAGTTGCGATATGTTATGTTACAAACATCACCATACACAACACTACAATATATGTCTCCGACAGATTTCTTTCGTGTGTATAATGCAGGTGCAGGTAATGGCTTGCCTGTGTATTATACCATTATAGGTAAAAAAATTAATTTAGGTCATGTTCCAGATGATGCTAATGTTTTAGAATTAGGATTTTTTAAAAGAGCAACAGCTCTATCAACAACAAATACAACAAACGATATATTAAATTTTTTCCCAGATTTATATTTATATGGTGCTTTAGCAGAAACGTCTCCCTTCTTATTTCAAGATGAACGATTAGCAGTATGGTCATCATTATATAAAGAAGGAGTAAAAACAGCAAACGAGTCAGCACAGAGAGGTCGAGTTTCCTCTGCTCCTCTGCAAATGTCAGCTAGTAGAGTTGTATGATCGAGTTTGGACAACTGTTAGCAGATTTGCCTACACTAAAAAATGGTGGTGCAACAAAAGTTGATAATGTTATTCCTTTAGCAAAAGGATACAAAAGCATTCCTAGTTTTACCGCATTAAGTGGAACAGGATTAACCAATACACCTTGTGGTTTATTTACAAGTTTAACAGCAGGCGGAACAACAAACTACGCAGGCGATAGTGGTAAGTTGTATCAAATGGACAGCAGTTTTGTTTTTCAAGATAAATCAAAGTCTGGCGGTTACAACGGATCGACAACAGCAGGTAGTAGAGATTTTTGGAGCATAACACAATTTGGATCAAATATTCTTGCAACAAATGGTGCAGATAATATTCAAAAGTTTGCAGAAGGTACAGATACAGCATTTTCAGATCTTGTAAGTATTAAAGCAAAATATCTTGCTGTAATAAGAGACTTTGTTTTTGCAGGATACACAACAGAGTCTGGAACAGTTTATAATCAACGAGTTAAGTGGTCTGGATTAAATGACAGTTCAACTTGGACTCCAAGCCAAACAACACAATCTGGTTTTCAATCAATTGTCGGAAGTCATGGATCAGTTCAAGCAATTGTAGGTGGTGAGAGTTTTGGTATTATCTTTATGGAGAGAGCAATTTATAGAGCCGATTATATCGGTACTCCATTAATATTTTCGTTCTCAAAGATTGCCGACTCGGTTGGTGCTTTTAGTCCACGATCAGTTGCATCTTTTGGTAATATGATATTCTTTCTTGCTCAAGATGGTTTTTATAAACTAGAAGGTGGACAGAAATTAACACCAATAGGTAATGGTAAAATAGATGAGTTTTTCTTTCGAGATATTACAAGTAACTTTGAAGGGGTAACTTGTTCAATAGATCCAAACAATAGTATTGTTGTCTGGTCGTATCGTGGTGATGGTGCAACAGGTACAGGTTTTGTTAATAATAAATTATTAATTTATAATTTTGCTACCGATAAATGGTCAACAGGTAGTGGACAGGATTTAACCTTTATTGCAAGTGCATCACAAGAAGCTTTTAATACATTAGAGAGTTTAGATATACTTGGCACATTAGATGGCTTGCCTAGATCACTTGATAGTTTCTTTTATGATGAAGGAGTTATTGGTCTTGCAGGATTTAATGAAGATAAAAAATTTGGAAAATTCTTAGGTGCATCATTATCCGCAACTGTTGATACAGCAGAGTTTGAAGGTGCAGACGGAAAAAGAAGTACATTAATTAATGCTATACCCATTGTTGATGCAAACGGAGAAAACACAACGATAACAGTAACCCCACTTCATCGTTCTTCACAAGCAAATCAAGTTTCAGTTGGTACAGCAGTTACACAAAATACTTCTGGTAATTGTCCTCTGCGTACAACGGATCGTTATCATCGCTTGCGGATAAGTGTAAATGGTAATTTTACCAATATGCTAGGTGTTGATATTGATGCTAGACCAGAAGGTAGAAGGTAATGAAAAAAAAAGAATTAAGTAAAAGACAAAAAGAAGCAATGGCAAAACATAAAAAAACACATGGTCATACAAATAAACATATAAAAATGATGACCGACCTGATGCTAAAAAAAAATAAAACTTTTACGCAAGCACATAATATGACAATGAAAAAAATAGGGAAGTAATGGCAAATCAATTTCTTAATGTGCCATTATCAATGCCAGACCAAGCACAGCACTTACGATTAGTTAGTACAACTTTAAATAATGTGATGGATGGTAAAATAAATAGTACAGGAAGTGTAACACTAACCGCTTCTAATACGACAAGTACATTAACAGATGCTCGTATTGGTGGTGATAGTGTTATTGTATTTATGCCAATTACTTCAAATGGTGCAACAGCATTTCAAAATCTGTTTGTATCAGCACGCACAAGTGGATCAGCAACATTAACTCATGCGAGTTCTAGTAATGCCGATCAAAACTTTGCGTACGCTGTTATTGGATGATTTGTCATATACCAAAAAAAGATATTGATTTTGTCTGGAAGGATTGCAAACCTTTTTTAGAAAAAGCTTTGGATGATACATACAGTATCGATGATGTTTACACGAATTTACAAAAAGATTTATTCCAACTTTGGATAAGTTGGCAAGGTGGCGTGGAGTGTGCAGTTATAACAGAAATGGCACAGTATCCACAAAAGAAAATACTACGATACTTTCTCGCAGGAGGAAAAAATTTAGGTCAATGGTTGACCGAGATACAAGAGCGAATAGAAAAATTTGCAAAACGTAATGGTTGTGATGCTGTGGAAGTTGCAGGTCGCAAAGGGTGGATTAAAAAACTAAAGGGTTACAGTTCACCTGTTTTTATAATTAGAAAAGAAATATGAGAATATAATGTCAAAAGGATCTTCACCAACAAATGTAACAACAACTACTTCGGCAGAGCCAAGTGAGTTTATTAGACCATACTATCAACAAGCAATAGATTATGGACAGGATTTGTTTGAGTCACAAACACCTCAATATTTTCCAGAAGCAACTTATACAAACTTTGCACCGCAAACGGAGACTGCTCTACAACTTGCACAAGCAAGAGC